AGAGTCACGGGCGATACACCCAAGATCGTTAGTAACTTCTTCTAGCTGAAAGTCAGCAACGTTAGTGCCAACAAGCTTACGGATGTTGTTAGTGCCAAAGATGTATAAACTATCACGGAATGTCTTTAGAGATATAATCTCAAAGCCTATATTGATAACACCAGCTCCGCTGGCTGGTGAAAAATCAAATTCATTTGCGGGTGCTGAGAAATATAGGTTTTGTCTTTCTGAGCCACTGCCACCTAAGAATACATGCTTCTTAAACATCTCTGCTACAATAGGTGCAGTAGGTGCGTCTATGTGATCTATTTGGGTATATGAAGTACCGTCATACACAGCTACAGGGTTAACACCATCTACAAATAGTACACGAGGCTCGGTCCAGTTGTAACGAACAAAGCGCATCTTCTTAATACCTACAAATGTAGGATTGGTAGGAGGTGTGCCTGTTGAAATGCTATCCCAAGATCCTGTTGTAGCATTCCACTTGTATAAGTAGTCGTAGCCCGTTTCTGGCGCACGTGCGGCTATAATGCCATCGTTAATGCCATTAGCTACACAAACACCCAACACTTTGCCAGTGCCGGGTAGATTAGGAAATTGATTAGAGTAGCCACTAATCCTACGATAACCACCCGTCAATGCGGGTTCATAGTTGATTAGGCGTGTAGCAGATCCCGGCTGACGCTCACCCTGAGATAGCAAGTCACGGTTAGTGTTTAGACCACCTTCACAATATACTTTATGTATCTGTAAATCATCTGCCATTATCGTACCACTACAGTAGAACGCAGTGTCATGTAGTCATCAATCAATAGTCTACGCATTGCCTTGATGCCATCTTCAAACTCTGTACGATGTAGCTGGGCACTCTGTTCATTAGAACGGAAGCGCATCATGTACATCATAGCACCATCAATAACTACATGACTGAAACGATCAGGAACAATACATACATCGTCTTTAGTAACCATAGAAGAAGGAAATACAAAATACTTGTACTCCACCTCATATGCCTGATCGGGATTAGGCGACACACCAAACTTACCATCTTGGGTTTGGTAGATTCGTTGTGGAACGCCTGCAGCACCCTTATCGTCATTAGGACGATGGTGTTTTATGTATTCGTTGTAGCTAATTACTGGGAGTTGTTTAGCTGCATTAGCAAAATTGTCATTGCGTTTTAGGTAGAAGCTTTCCCAATCTACAGAAGAGAAGTCAGAAGGTATGTCGTATTCCCGAACATCCACTGTCATAGTCTGCATGTAAGTTGTTAAAGTAAAGGGCCATTCCTGTGCAATCTGAATGATGTGGCGCACAGAGTTATTGATAGCATCTTTAGCCAACGCCTGAATGTTACGTACACCTGCGAAGTCTTCATCAGGGATAGTAACTTCGTTCAACCTACGTAGCAGTTCGTTTGTGAGCGAGATGTATGTAGCCATTTATATTAGTAACCTATACATATAAAGAAAGGGAGAAGGGGTGCTAGACCCCAACCCCCTGAACAAGGCTTACGCCAAGTTGTAGCGAGCAGTAACCAGAGCTTCTGGACGCAGGATCTTACGACCGTACAGGTTCATACCACGTACGATATCTGCGAAAGAGTCTGGATCACGGTAAGTCTCAGTTTTGCTGATCTGCTGAGCAGTAGCAACTGCAGACTCGTGACCTGCAACGATAGCACCAAAGTTAGCAGCGTTAGATCCGCCAGTAGTGCCAGCACCAGTACCTACAGAAGGCAGGTTGTTAGACAGGTAAACCTTGAAGCCGTGAAGGTTGTTCAAGATCAGACCATTCTGCAGACCAGCACCACCGAAGTCAGCGTTCAGTACACGAGAATCTTCATCTTTCAGAAGCTCTACGAATACTGGGTCAACTACGATAAAGCGGTTAGCAGTGTCTACGTTAGCAAGGTCGAGTTTACGAGCCATGCGAGCGATAACCTGCAATGGAGATGCTTCACCAGCACCAGTGAACTGAGTCTGCTGACCAGGGAAACGTGGACGCAGTGCGATGGTATCACCATCAGCTACGACCTGACCGTTTGCAAAGTCTTCAGCGTCCAGCTTGTTACCCGGCAGGAGTTCATCAGAACCTGCAGTAGCGTCTGCTTTAGTACCGTTAACAACATCGTTAACAGTGTCAGCAGAAGTGTGCAGTGCAGACTGTTTGAAACCAGTCAGGTAGCCCAGAACTTCTTGGTCGTACTGGTCACGCAGGCGGTATGCAGCGTTATCAGTAGCCATGTCCATGAAGTTAACATGAGAGTGTGCAGTCTCGATGTCGTCCATCTTGAACGCAAAGTAGTGAGCCTGATCAACTACGAGGCTGAAATCGTCATCCTGAATATCCTGCGCTGTGATAGCAGTACCACGAGAGTACTCAGATACAGAGATAGTAGGTTCTTTGATGATCTTAACAGAGTCACCGAAGTTAGCGATCTCACCGAAGTAGTCGTTGTTGGTGATAGCTTCTACAATAGAAGATTTACGGAAAGCCTTCTGGACTTTCTGTGAGTAAATTACGGGAGAGAAGTTCCCGTTTGGCAGGTTGGTGTAACCTGCTGCTGAGCGAAATGCCATGGTTAAATTCCTCTTAGTCAGGCATATATAAATCCGTATATACACCATGTATATACGAAGATAGACTACGCATGACCGCATAGAGGCTCATTGTATTGTCGGGGTGTCTGCCTACTTGTCTCGGCCAAAAGACGCTGTATTTAGAGGCCCAACGTAATGAGGTTAGTCTTTACGGATGGTAATCTTTTGTGTAGATTCAGGAGGCCAATCCTTTATCCACACAGATGAAAACTAGGTCAGGTATCTACATTAAGAAGATAAAGTCAAGACCTAGCTACATATTTTTTAGTACGCTGCTGCGCTCATGTCGTAGACGAATTTACCAGTTTGCATAGATTCGATAATCTCAGACTCGTATTTCTCGTACTCGTGAGGTTTTAAAGCAGCTACTTTGCTCTCAGTCCACTTGCCTTGCGGGGCACCGCTAGGAGATGCTTTACCGCCACGTTTAACAGCGCTAGCTGCTTCACGTTGTAGCTGAGAGTCGCTACGTTTCTTAGTTATCATGCCGGCATCGGCCTTATACAGGTCAATGGCACGAGCTGCGGCTACTGCATCAGTCTCGTTACGGTAAAGGGCATCCTGAATGTACTGTGGCTGCTCTTTTACCCAAGCATGGAATGACTTGTCTGCACGGATCTGGTCAAAGTCAGGGTGCATAGTTTTAAGCTGATGTTCAGCACGTTCACGTTCTAGCTGCGCTTTCATCTTACGCAGGTCGGTCATGCTATGCTCAACTTCTTGGCTGGCTTCTCGTGCTCGTTTCTGAGCGATAGAGTCAACGATCTTAGCAACCTCGGGGTACTTAGCCGCCCAAGCTTCAATTTCTTCTTCTGTCTTAGGCATCCGTGGCATATCTTCTTGTACACTAGCTACTTTCTTACGTAGAGCTTCTAGCTCCTTGTCTTTAGCCTCGATAGTGCTGTTCATGTGTCTGCGAAGATCACCGTACCGCTTTTTGAAAGTCTCCTCTTCAGAAGAGATCTCCTGCTGTTCGTTTAATCCTTCTTCTACCTCATCATCTTTATGTGAGCGTGAATATTTAGCCATGTTGTAGTTCCTCAAAGTGGGGGCCATGTAGGGTAGCCCGTTAATATCCGCTTTTGTGGAGAGCGGTAACTCCACTAAGAATTACTTAGATTTTTTCTGTTTCTGTGCCGGCTTCATAGAAGCACCGCAGTTAGCTTTGACGACACCGCCCTTAGCCATTTTAACTTTTTTACCGTATCCCATTAGATGATCTCCTCTTCTTCGTCCATCATAGGTTCTTCTGTTTCTGCCATGATTCCTGCCGGCTCTTCCATAGGCATCTCTTCTGCCATAGGTTCTTCTGCAGGCGCTTCTGCACCTCCCATCTTGTCCTGTAGCTGTGCTTTAATACGGCTAAAGGTAGGAGCCCCTAGAATAGAATCTAGGATCTCTGCAGGCTGACCCAGAATTACCATCTGAGCGATCTTGCGATCTTTGTCGGGCAGGTCTAGGAAGTTGCCCATAAGCTCTTCCATGCTAGTAGCAGGAGCAGCTTCTTCTTCCATGGGCATATCTTCTTCGGGAGCCATCTCAGCTTCTGCTGGCATTGCCTCCTCTTCCATAGGCATCTCTTCTGCCATTAGGGCTGTGTTCTTTTCTTCTTCCATCATTGAGATAGTCTCCAGTTAAATGTCTTCGTCTTCGTCTTTAGGCTTCATGAGGCCGCCCTCTGCCCAGC